ATGGGAAACGATCACGTCTGATGCTGGATCAACAACGGCAAACACAACAACTGATACCTTATCAATATTGGGTGGAGTGGGCATTAGCACAGCAATTGTTGGGGATACACTAACGATTACCAATGATTCACCAAACACTAACCAAAATATATGGGAAACGATCACGTCTGATGCTGGATCAACAACGGCAAACACAACAACTGATACCTTATCAATATTGGGTGGAGTGGGCATTAGCACAGCAATTGTTGGGGATACACTAACGATTACCAATGATAATGTCAGTAACTTGCCCGTAGTCGTAGCTCGTCGAACCACTGACGTTAGTGTAACAACGGCGTTCGCAACTGTCACGTTCAACCTCACCGACATAGAAAATGATCCAACAGTACTTGAACACGACAATACTTTTACATCCAGAATCGTTGTCAAGGAAACCGGACTATATCAGTTCTATCGCCACCTTGATGACTTCCTTTACTTGGCAAACAGTGAATTGTATATCCAGATCGAGACGCGTCTGATAAAGAATGGCGTACTCACTGCAATTCCTGGTACGGAAGAAATTAGCGTTGGTTATCAGAACGGTGTCCAGAGTCCAAGCCAATCCGAGGCCGACGCCTTATCAAAGACTAATGTTTTGTCGTTGGTGCAAAATGATTACGTGGAGCTGCAAATTAAGTACACAGTTCAGAACGGTGCAACTGGCGTGACGGCAACCGCTAGGGGAGATACCTTATTTTGGGCTGTCAAGCTACGAGGTGCAAATGGAGACGTTGGACCAACTGGTAGTGGTTCAACAATTACCGTAGAAGAAGAAGGCGTATCAATTCCTAACAGCCCGCACAGCATGCTTAACTTTATAGGAACTGGTGTTACTGCTACGGACGCTGGTGGTGGTCAGGCGAATATAACAATAACCAGTACTCCTGTCAGTTTTGACTGGAAGACGGCTCAACACACAACACTTTTTTCAACCACAAGTGGTACTTTTGTAGATGTGACCAGCAGTACGGTAACCACAGGCAACCTTGGTGATGTAGCTGACTACATTATTACTTTCTCTTGTGAATACATATTTGATCAAAGAAATAATTTTGGTGAGATCGCAATAAATGTCGGTGGTGTTGATGTCAAAACTATGCGGATGTCTGGTAATAATAAAGAACTTGAATCACAGTGGATGAACTTTTCAATGACACATTTGGAGACAAGTGTAGCTAGTGGTACAATCATTAAAGTGCGGGCACATTCGAATGCTGGAATTTCGTTACAGGTCCAATCCCGTGAATTGGTAATTGATGGAGTATTAAGTGCCCTCACAATATAATCTTTGTGGAGATTGTGCTGTTTGTTGTACACGGTTTACCACGCCTGAAATTGTGTGGATGGATAATAATGGTGTACCAGGAAAGCCACGAGACACGCAATGTGATAAATATTGCAACGGTTGCACAATATACGAAAATCGTCCAAAAGTATGCGCCGACTTCCAATGTTTGTGGCTAAGAATAAATACCGTATCTAAGAAAAATCTGCCGGCTGAACTTCGTCCGAATAAATGTGGTGTAATGGTGACTTTTCAGTTTGAGGATGGTGCGGGACGTTTGATTTTACATGAAGTTGAGGAAAATAGTTTTGACATCAATAACCCTACGCCAGAGCAACAACAGATATTAGTGGAAACGCTACACGTGATGGCAAATCAATCGTTTCCAACAACATTACATATCCAACACTACGATTGGAGAACAACACAAGTAAACGTAAAGGTGGAACAAAAATGAGCACAACAGTAAACAAAACAAAAAATACTAAGTATAAAATATTGGATTTGCAGCGGGAAATTAATTCTGCTGCCACAATTGTTCCCTCGTGTATTAGTATCACAGCTAGCGAGAACAGTCTTGCTATCGAATTCGCAGCCCCTATTAGCGCAGAAGAAGATATAGCATTAGATGCAATAATTCTTGCCCACATTCCATCAGATAACTTTATTGACGTTAACACCTTGACATTTTCGGAATTGGATGGTAAAAAACTTGCTGTTCACCCATCCTATAAACCATCAGTGCCTGGCGGTGTTACATATGCTGTATGGACTGGTTGTGGTGATGATGTAGACTCTAATCCATCGGTTCTTGGTGGTGGCCCTCTGCTCCACATCGACACAGTAATCGACACACCGGAAATACATAAAGATGTCAAGTTTGACGGTGCTGCGTTCGGTAGAGTATGGATCCACGAAGCATATCTGAAATTCGAAGATGCGGGCCCAGGCGATTACGTATCCGCGGCTGTTATGGCAGTAGCATGCCCACTACAGCAGTCGGTAAATCTTAATCTGGAGCTTGATGGTGCTTGGGTCAAATTTGCAGCAGGTGGTGCGGGAACAGGAACACATGGGTTCGCAGGCACACCAGCATTGATTCCTCGAACATTCTTAAAGGATGGTGATTGGGACTTTGATGGTGTAACTCTAACACCTAACGTCGCAGGAACAGGCAATTACAAAATTAGCCAAGTTGAGGCACCGGTTCACAGATATGTAAGCAAAATTCCATGTCATGGCTCAAGCCCATATTTCAGCATAACGTCCGATGAAACGGCGGAGATCCCGTTAGGATACTTCCTTCGCATTACCGCACACAACGCGTCAAACACCGTATGGCATCTCAGTGTCTTCATGGAATTGTATCGCGAGAGAACTGTGTAGATTCTTAAGTTCCTAGATTCTTGTTGAAATAACATTCTAAACAGATTGGGTTCAGCCCCTGTCCAAATGGTTATTTTTGTTTATCGATATGCATAAATACTGTTGCTGATCTGATTGTTGTTGAATCAGACGCTGGTAGAGAGGCTACCAAAAGGTAACATGGTGTTACCCCTCTTGACTTTTCTGAGAACTGATGTATCATTATCAAAGTGAATAAAGATGTTCACAGAAAAAATTAACTAGACGTATTAGACAATTAGAAGAATTAGAAGGAGAAAAACAATGTCCAAAAAAACCCTCGAAGAACTACGCGCCGGATTCAGAACTTCAGAACGCTCCGGCGAAGTCGCCGCAAACAACTATTATCCATTTTGGCTGATGAAAAATGACATGAAAGCTGTCATTCGTTTCTTACCAGATCGAGATAATAACAATCCACGTGGATTCCTTATTGAAAAGGTGTTTCATAACCTTGTAATTAACGGTCAAAAGAAAAAGGTTCCGTGCCTTTATTCGTATGACAAAGAAACTTGCCCAATTTGTAAACTCTCTCAAGAATATTACAAAGTTGAGGATAAGGAGAATGGGAAAAAGTACTGGAGAAAGAAACAGTATATTGCCCAAGCTCTCATCCTTGAAGATCCACTGGATCCAAATCCAGAAACGGGTGAAACACACGTGGGTCACGTTCGCTATATTGCACTTGGATTTCAATTGTACGAAATCATCAAAGAAGCATTTGCAGGTGATGATCTTGAAACAGTTCCATATGATTTCGAAGAAGGTAACGACTTCATTATTAAAAAGACTGAAGGTCAAGGTGGACATTCAACATATGTTATCGGAAGTAAGTTTAAAGGTGCATCACGACCTCTTTCTGAAGAAGAACTAACTATTGTTGATGAGGATATGGTTGTGCTTTCGACTCTTTTGGCACCAAAACCAACGTTGGAAAGTCTTGAAGCTCAACTTCAAGCAGATATAAATGGTGAAAGTGTAGAAGATTCTTTTGCTCCACCTCCCAAATCAAGCAACGATGATGATGGTGATGAAGACGAAGTTTCAACGACTTCAACAGATTCTAAACCTTCAAAAGCTTCACCAACTCCAAAAGCAACTACTTCGGACAGTTCTATGACCGACGTAGATGCAATGTTGAAAACAATTCGCGATCGTAAAAAAGCAAACAAATAATCGCGGAAACAACTAGACGTAGAGGGAGCAAACTCCCTCTACACTTTGGAGAATAATAATGTCAAAATCAAATTTCTTAAAGAGCTTTCAAAAAGAATTGAAAGAAATGGATGGAATTGGTACTTCATCAGCACCACCACGATACTTCTATACGACTGGTAACTTTGTACTGAACAGAATCATTTCCGACAGTTTTTTCAGAGGCGTTCCACAAGGTCGTATTACAAACCTTGCAGGGAATTCAGGAGCAGGTAAAAGTTTTGTAGGTGCATCTATTGTAAAAGCTGCACAAAGTGCTGGTGCAATGATTTTGGTTGTCGATTCTGAAAATGCATTGGACGATCGGTTCATGCAAAAAGTTGGAGTTGATACTAATCGGGATGATTACACATATGCGGATGTGGTAACACTTGCTGACGTCACGAAAGTGGTTTCTCATTTTTTGAAGGGGTATAAAGCTGCCTTCGGAGATTCCACAGATGCACCTCAAGCGTTAATTTTGATTGATTCGCTTGATATGTTGATCACGGAAACGGAACGAGACCACTATGACAAGGGCATCGCCAAGGGCGACCAAGGTCAGAAAAACAAGCAACTCAAACACATGTTACGTACATTTACTCAAGATATCAAACGATTGAATGTGGCAATGGCTGTTACATCACAGGTGTATCGAAACCAAGATGTGATGAACGGAGAAGGTGTGTGGATTGTTAGTGACGCGGTTAGATATTCAGCATCCCAAATCATCTTGTTAACTAAATTGAAACTCAAAGACAAGCTTGCAGGTACTGTAACAGGTATTCGAATGAAAGCTGAAGGGTTCAAAACACGTTTTACAAAACCTTTTCAAACAGTAGTTATTGAGATTCCATATGACACTGGTATGAGTCCATATTCAGGGTTGATTGAAACGGCTCTTGCAATGGGAATTATAGAAAAGAAAGGTTCGCGATATAAAATTGTCGGAAGCGAAGAAACGTGGTATGCTAAAGACATAGAACAATACGCTGAATCAATTCTTCTCGCCGGAGAATCACAATCCGCTATGTTTTTGAATGTCGCGGCCGCTGAGGTAGAACATGAAGATGACAATGTGGACACCGAAGAAGACGTACAACAGCGTATTGCAAAGAAGCTTAGTAAGTAAGTAGAGGGGATAATGGCTGGCAAATCAAAAAAACAGGAAGCACTCGTTGAAATGTTTGAAGATCGCGATGAGTTCTACAAACAAACAACGGCAAGAATTTTGGATTATATTGGTCCAACAGCTCTTGAGGCTTTAATAAATTTGTTCGACGTTCCTGTTGAAAATGTAACATGGATAGAAGTGCAACTGATTGAGAATATTGTATTGATCATCGTCTCAATTGACTATGAAAAAGATCAACCAGTTCCTTCCGCCATATTAGAATTGTCACCAAATATCCCTACAAGCATCGGCAATACCGTTACCCGATTACTTCGCATTGGACTTCCAATTGATCAAATCTTTGATTCATCGGAAACGATATATGAATATTTGATAGCCACTGTCAAAGAAATTACAAATCAAAGGGAAGCTCAACCCAATACTACACGACAATCCAAGCCAGTGGAAGAATTTGATATGACGGAGTTATCCCATGAACAACGATTCCAACTCTTGTTGGTGGGCGATTCCGAAATAAAAGGAGTAAAGCATTGACTGAAAACCTAGGCAGATCAGCGGGTGTAACACCAGCCGAAATTTTTGAGATGCAAGCGACTCTGGAGAAATATGAAGAAGAGTTGGATAAGGCTGAATCTCGCATTTCAATGCGAGGGAAATCTTTAGCGGAAGCTCAAAAAGAACAAACTGCTTGGCCTATCTACTATGCTTTGAGGCGAGCAGAACTGACTATAATTTGGAAACGTATGAGTGCAAGAGTTGCAGCCATTCGTGGTAGATTACATCGATTCATGAAAGAAACCGATGCGATGGGCTCCTCGGAACGTCAAATTGAAAAATATATTGACGCAAATGATGAATTTCTTTGCGCTAATGAATTGCTCCTTTATGTTGAAGAGGTGTATAAGAAATACAATGAAGTGCTCGACCATGGATTTGACAAGCGCGGGTTTGCTTTGCGAGATATTACTCAAGCTCGTATTCACGATATACACAATGAGACGTTGTGATGAAATCCGGTCACGTTAAACTTCGAATCCTCAACGAATCAACACTTATAGTTGTTGGATTGCAGGATAAACACTTTGAGTATTTCTATGAGCAATATGGTGTTTTTGCACCGAATTACTTTTTCAATCCGAAATTCAAACTCGGTTCTTGGGATGGTAAAATTCGTCACTTTTCTAAAAAAGGCAACACATATTTGTATTTGATTGATGATTTGTTACCACGTATTGTTGGTCTTGGATATCAAGTCGAAATTGATGATCTACGATCAAGCAACATCGTTCATCCTGAACACATTCAATCAAATATCCTAAGTCACATTTTACATTCAGACACCGGCGAACCAATTGTTTTGCGAGATGATCAAGTGGAAGGAATTAATAAGCTAATTGAATCTGGATATGGTATTTGTGTAGCAGGAACAGGATCAGGTAAAACGATCGCCTGCGTTGCACTTACTAAAGCATACGGCGACTTAGGCATTAAGTCTTTAATTATTGTTCCAGATCAAAGTTTAATTGCACAAACAAAAGCAGAATATATTCACTGTGGCCTTGATACAGGCGAATATAGCGGCTTACACAAAACATTAGACCATCAACATGTTGTATCAACATGGCAAGCTCTTCAAAACAATCCAAACGTTGTGAAGCTTTTTAACATGGTGATTGTCGATGAATGTCATGGGTTAAAAGGTCCTGTACTAAAGACGATTCTCACGGAACACGCAGGAGGTATTCCATATCGATTTGGATTTACAGGAACACTACCAAAAGAAAAAGCGGATCAGATGGCTGTGCACATTGCTGTTGGACCAACACGATTTGAAATGCCAGCTCGTACGCTAATTGAAAAAGGAGTACTTGCAACACTACAAATTGATATTCTTCAATTACAAGAAGATCTAAGAGAGGAATGGATAAAGTTTTGCAAAAAAGAAGCTATTGGCAAACCACCAACCTATAATCAATTTAAAGATCAATATTATCCAGATTACACAGCAGAAAAAGCATATCTCCATCGAAATAAAAAACGAATTGAATGGATTGCTGATATGATCGAAGTGAAACGAGACATGAAAAAGGGCAATGTGTTGTGTCTCGTAGACAACATTGCATTTGGTAGACGACTAGCAGCTCAGATTGCAAATGCAAAATTTGTCAACGGCAAAGACATTAAAACAGCTGAGGAACGAAAAAAAGTTTATGATTTGTTTAAAGATGAAAACAACCTTGTTGTGATCGCCACAGTTCATATTGCTGGAACAGGATTGAATATTCGTCGGATTTTTAACCTCATTACAATTGACATTGGTAAATCGTTTATCCGTGTCGTCCAAGCAATTGGACGAGGGTTACGAAAAGCTGATGATAAAGATCACGTCACGTATACCGATGTCTGCAGTGACTTAAAATACGGCAAGCGTCATTGTCAGCAACGTGTTAATTTTTACAAAGAACAGCAATACCCCCACAAAAAACACAGAATAAATTACACTGATCGCTCTCAAGCTGTTGATGTATGAGTTCTTGTTGCTGTATAATTGGACGCTATGTTAATATTTGACGGTGATTCAAACCCGCTTATTCTTGAAGATATATACACTCCAACAATTGCTGATCATTTTTGGGTGCTAGATCTCACACTATTGGATTTCACTCTTGCCCCCTTGGTTAGTTGGGAGGAAGTGGTATGTCCAACCTTAGTACTCAGTGTAAATGGTTTTAATTTTTGTCTTCCAGCAAATTGGAACGTTCTTGTGTATGATAAAGAAACGTCTCAATTAGACGTTGTCGAACTGTCGGAAGCGTGTGGCAGAGAATTCACTGCCTTGGGTTACGGTCCAAAACATTCTCGTCAAGTTCCAATAACCATTACCGTGATTAACTATTATGTCGAGCATAAAAACGTTGGACCCTTATTAAATAAGCAACAAATGTTGTGTCATCCTGTTGGTCCAAACGAATGGATTAACGTAGCTCCGTCAGATGCGTATAATAAATATCTAAAAGAACTCACTGTCGGTGATATTATATCTTAGGGGATAAAACATGACAATCGAAGAACAAAAACCGAAAAAAGATAAAGTAATATCAAAAAGCATTTCAATTAAAGAATTTCAAATGTGGTTGGATGGTGTGGAAGAAATGCAAGAAGCCGATTGGACACCTGATGCACGTCAATGGAAGCGCATTCGCGCAAAAATCGACACAATCGATTCAGCATTGCCGAAACCTAATCTGGAGACTCCCTTCTATCGAGGTCCAGATGCCTTTTCAGGTATGGAAGCAATCTTCCCACCAATGAACACCGCTCCACCATCAGCTGTTCCTGGTCCAGGTGTCATGTCCGCACCAAGTGCGTTAAATAAACCAGTTCACCCCACGCATTCCCAACGGGTAGTTGAAACACAATCGGGACTTCCTGTGTCACTCGCAAGGGGAACGCCCAACATTCCAACAAAAACTCCTGATATTGACACATCGTCAGGATCTGGATATGCAAGTCAGTTCGCATAAAACAGAACTAGACGATCGAACCTTATGGTTTGATGGAGATAGTTCTTTTAACCCTAACAACTTGCTGCAAACCATGCAGCAATATAACACTGTACGATATGTTGATCAAATAAATGATGTGGTGGAAGAGTTCAATAAACACTGTGCCAAAAGTCAAAAATTAGTTGTTAAGGACGGCGTCCGTTCGCTATCATATGACTGGATTTACCCCACACAATATAGTACTCTTGACGTAAAAACTTATGTCATCGATAAACTTATTCATGAGGTAGCCGATAAAACAGAAGAAGAATTTCATTTACGTAGTTTGCGAGTGATCGACGAACTTCAACGATATGAAAATCGTGGACTCTTTGATGTGTTGCGCGCAATTATTTTTATCATAAATACCTTAACAACATCTGATATCGTTTGGGGTGTTGGTAGGGGGAGTAGTGTGTCATCGTACGTCTTGTACTTGATAGGGGTTCACGATGTTGATTCATTCCTGTACGATTTAAACGTGGAAGACTTTTTACACGATTAGGAGAAAAAAACATGGCAAAAATCGCCCGAAGTGCAAAGGGGTTGAAAGTTGATTTTGATGTATTGAGAATCAAGGAACAGATTGCGTCTGCTCCTAAATCAACAACTGTCCAAGCTCGTGAAGATTTTATTGATAAGAAATTTAAACGTAGGTTAAAACGCCTAACGAAAGAGATTATAGAGCAATCAAAAAATCCAAAACCAGATGTACCAGTTGAGGCACCAGTTGTTGCCGCAGAAAAACAACCAGTTAAGAAAAAACTAAAAACTCCAATTGCCCCTTCAAAGGACTAATATGAAATTCCGCGCAGTTTATAACCATATCATATTCAAATTTCTCGACGAAATAGACAGAGAAGGACGTTTCGTCGAAACCACATCCTGGGGATTTCGTATTCCAGGTGTTGTGGAAAGTAGTGCAAAAACACCACGATGGGGGGTTGTCACCCACATTGGACCAGGTGTTACATCGATTAACGTTGGTCAACAAATCCTAATTACAGCGTTGAAGTGGACTACAAACGTCAAACTGAATGGGGAAAAACATTGGCAGACTGATGAAAAACAAATCAATGTTGTTCGAGAATCTTCAACAAGTCCAATGAAACCAACACGTGATACAGTGATCTTTAAACGTCATAATCAGAAGATAAATCAAACAACAAACGGTTTGCACGTTGTGGGTGATTCGATTGTCGAAACACCAAAAGGAACAGTTGTTTTGCTTGGTCCAGATTGTGTTGATGAACTTAAAGATGCTGTCATCTATTATAGTGAAGTGAATTTCTTTAATAAATTTGAGCATGAAAAAGAACCGTATTGGTATATTGCAGAACAAGACGTATTGCTTTACACCCCTGCACACCTCCAGTTAAACGGGAATTAAGGAATGTTTTTTCTTTTTTTACTTGCTATATCCACGGTGGCTATTGCTGGATCAGCTGCTTATTTTAGCGTTTATGGACTTGCCAATACCTTTAGTGGTGTATTCTGGTCTGTTGTTATCATGGGCGCATCGCTCGAGGCAGGAAAGCTGATTGCAGCATCGGCTTTATATCGACATTGGAATGATTTTCATTTCCTACTTAAATCATATCTTGTTGCAGGTGTATTAGCATTAATGCTATTAACATCTGGTGGCATTTTTGGTTATTTGTCATCTGGCTATCAAACAGATGTTCTTCCGTTAAAACAAATTGAAGCTCAAATCACTTTATTAACTGAAGAGAAAGAACGAAATATTCAACGAAAGAAAGATATTGATGTTCAAATTAGTACACTTCCATCAAACTTTGTAAAGTCGCGTATTAAGTTAATGCGTGAATTTCGTGATGAACAACAAATTGTTACGGAACGCATTCGTGAACTTGATAAAGAGATGTTGGAGCTTCAAAAGAAAGTAATTCAAGTTGAAGCACACATAGGTCCGATTACTTACATTGCCAAAGCGTTTGATACACCTACAGACAATGCAACGAAGTGGCTTGTCTTTCTGATCATATTCACATTCGATCCAATGGCCGTCGCATTAACACTGACACTTAACGTTGTTATTCGTTTACGACAGGAACAGAAAAAGAAAATAACTCCACAACTAGAATCTCCACAAACAATGAATGTGCAAATGCAGCCCCCAGTTAAGAGAACGTATCAAACAATTGCTCATCTTGAACCAGAACTAGAACTAGAACCAGAATCCACCCAACTTAAAACAAAGCCAGAATTTACCCAGCTTGAAACAAAGCCAGAATCCATTGCTCCAATTCAACGACATTCACCTGAACGTCATGTCCGACAATATGCCGCACATTGGACGCCTGATGCAAGCGACGAAAAGATAAATCAATTACGTGAACAATATGCATACTTGCAAGCAAGAAAAAAAGAACAGGGTGGAACCCTTTCAAAAGATGATAGTTGGGAATTGGCTGAAATTCAAAAAATCTTTGCAAAATACGATATCGTAGCGTAGCGAAACGACCGTTGATCTCCATTCAAACGTTGGGTACAATATCTAACTTAATAAAAGAATTGGACAAGATCAATGATACATAAATTGTGGTGTGAAAAATACAGACCCAGTTCGGTGAAAGATTATATCTTCCATGACATTCAGCAAAAGAATGCTGTTGTTACGATGATCAGCGATAAATCTATTCCCCACCTGTTGTTTTCAGGTATTCAAGGTACTGGCAAGACCACACTTGCTCATATTCTAATTAAGGCAATGGAAAGTGATAATGCTGATGTATTGATCATTAACGCATCCGATGAACGAGGCATTGATACGTTCCGAGAAAAAGTAAAAAACTTTGCCACTACAATGCCTGTTGGTCGCTTCAAGATCGTCCTGTTGGAAGAAGCTGATGCACTTACACCTGAAGCACAAAACGCATTAAAGCGGTTGATGGAAGAGTATGTTGATGTTACACGATTCATTTTAACATGTAATCATGAAACCAAAGTAATTCCACCAATCAAGTCTCGTTGTCAACATTTTCACTTCCGAGCATCAGATTCCAATGATATTGCCGAATATTTGATTACTATTCTTGTTGGTGAACAGGTCAAATTCGATCTAGAATTGCTCGATAAGTATATTGCGTATGGTTATCCTGATGTTAGAAAAATTGTCAACGTCCTTCAACAAAACACAGTGGACGGTAATTTGTGTGTACCAAAATTTGATAACACATCAAGTGATTATAAATTCAAACTTATTGATTTGATTGAAAAGGATAAGTGGCTTGACGCGCGAAAATTGGTGTGTGGAAACATTACATCAGATGAGTGGGAAGATCTGTATCGATTTCTTTACGAAAATATGGAACGATCACCAAAATTTACTAAACGGGAAACATGGGAAGAAGCAATTGTTGTAATTGCAGAACACCTATACAAGCATTCAATTGTTGCGGATCCGGAAATTAATGCCGCGGCAATGTTTATACGACTTGGACAACTATAAGGAAAAGGAGAACGAAAATGAGCCCTGAAGAAATTGCAGACCTGTACACATCCAAAGAGTGGGATGAGTTTTGCGGACGGACCAATCCCAAAGCCACAATTCCATGGACATTAGAGGAAGAAAACCTCTTCATAGAGTTGGAGGCAAAGGGAGATTATGTTTCCGACATGACATTTGCAAATGCCGGAATGGATTATGCACATGAACAAGATGCAAAATACCTACGTTTTCATGCAGCATCCCATCTGCCTGGTTGGAAACCCAGCGAGAGCCAAATCGCTGGAAGTTTGCAATCAAAAAATCCAAGGTTTAGTATCATCGGTAACGGCAAATTAATTGTAGAAATCAAAACATCAGGTGAAGTGACACTTGGCAAAGATGTTACTGCCGAATTTGCCGCTCACGAATTTTGGAAGGCAGTGGATGCAGAGGGGTGTCAGTATGAACATCGAATGAATGCTCTCATACAGGAGAACAAAGATCTCATACAGTTGATCATGAATCAGATCTAAAGGATAGTTGTGAACAAGCATATGAGCATGCTATGAAAATTGTGAGGTAACAAATGCCAAGGAAAAAGAAGCCCGAAGGGGAAACATCAGAACAAACTGAACAACGCCGAATAATGGAAACCATTTCCAACACTGCTACACGTAGTGAAAAAGTATCATGGGACCGTAAGATGGATAACATGGTTACACAGTTGGCATTGCTTCGACCAATCGAAGAGAAAATTGTTGAAGCAATGGCTGAAAAACAACCAATATTTGACCAAATTGCGCAACTTCGTGCGAATATGGTTACAAGTTGTATTCACCCCTTAACGCATTTAGTTTATAAAAGTACAGAACAGGGAACGTACATCGCGTGTAAGTTTTGTGAACGTAAGTTTTCCACGTAGTCATGGCAGCACGAAAACTTGATATTTTTCGAGTGCTCAAACAAGCTGATGTTAAAAACGTTAAGTTCTATAATTCTTTAGAAGACGATGAACGAAAAGCATTTCAACCATTTCTTGTTATCCGATGGTTGTCTGGTACGTATAGTGCACAACAAATTTACTTTCTGAATGAAATTGTTAATCACCTTGCATTCAGCTTGACCAAACACAATCAACTTCTGTGGCAATTACTAACCATTTGTACATCTGGTAAAATACAACGGTACAGTTGGAATAAACTCCCAGCAAAGGGAAATGTAACCCGACCTGCAAGTACAAAAGCAGTTGCTGCATATTATAATTATTCTTTACGTGATGCAGCAGAAGCGCTTCAATGCTTATCTGGAAACGATGTTTTGGATCTAGCAGAAAGCTTAGGACTACAAGTTGAAGATATCGCCAAAATTCGCAAAGAGTACAAAGGTGAAGAGTTACAACAAGATGATCTCAAAATAACCAAAAAGACAAAACAACCGATTGATACACATGATTTCTTCGATTTTTGAACTTCCACAAATGCCTCGTCCAGTAGAAACACCCAAGTACCGATGTCAATATTGTCACGATTTATTTGTACGTGAGAATCGTTATCTTGCGCATGAATGTAAGCAAATGAAACGGGACAAAGAACTCAAAACACCACTTGGACAAACAGCATGGAGATACTATCAATTGTGGCTTCGTGAACAGAAACGAATGGCGCCACAGGAAGCTTCTACCTTCACAACATCAAAGTACTATAGAACCTTTCTCAATTTTGCGCAATTTGTCAGTGCAAGTAACTTGCCGTGGCCAGAGAAATTTATTTGGCTAATGGTCAGTAAAAAGTGGCCTCCAACGCTGTGGACAACCGATTCAGTGTATACAACCTATATTGAATTCCTTGATTACAAAACAACACCTCAAGAACAAATAAAACTGTCAATAGAAACGGTAATATCGGCTGCGAATAAATACGACATTGACATCACTGAGGTGTTCGCGCAACTCCACCCAAACGAAATCATTCAGCATATACGAACTCGACGTTTGTCACCGTGGTTTTTATTGTATTGTCAAACATTCAAGACGTTTTTTAAAGAGCGGATTTCACCAGAACAGAAAATCATCATTGAAACATTAATCCGACCTGAACACTGGGTTGTGCGTATGAAAGAAGAACCTGATGTCGTTACATGGGTTAAAACAGTCGTCAAGGATCTAAATATCTAGCTTCGTGATCCTCCGTTGATTTGCGTAGTCTTCCATAAATACCTTCCTAATTCGGTGCTTATGAGGAAGTTCGTCCATGTCAAACTACGTTATTGATTTTACCGACCCGTTAAAACCAGGGTTTATTATTGCTCCAGCCAGTTTCAACGGTCCTGGAGGTTCAAACGCAGATACCACACTTCGTCTATATGGTCGCGGTGCGCTTGAGTGGGGCGAAGCAGTCAACGAAGATCTGGCACGTCTTTCAGAAAATTTTGCAGGTGCAACTGCACCCCTATATCCAGGTTTTGGTCAACTGTGGCTTCAACAAAAACTATATGTTCGAAACACATCTATTGCTCTCACTGTGGAGCTTCCAGCACCAGTTAATGCATTTCATCGTTATCGTTTCGAAGATGATTCGTGGTATACATCAGGCGATCCTTCGTTTCCTTTTGAGGTTTTCGTAACAACTGGTACAATTGGTGCATACGGCGATGGTACTGTGCTCGGCGAATATGTATTCAGTAACGCTGAGGGCGTCTTATATCGTTGGGATTCGCCATACGTACAAGCAGCAGCACAATGGATGCCTCGCGAACGTACAAGCGGCACAGCAAACCCAATTAATGGTACAACAAAGCCAGCACAGGCTCTTTTGATGTGGCAACCAGCAGATAATGCAGACGATGGTGAATGGTCCGGACCTCCTGTTGCAACGGTCGCTGATGCACCAGGACCAAGTGATCCATCCATTGGTATGCTCTGGTGGGATACCACGGATGATGTTCTAAGAGTGTGGGACGGTGCTGTTTGGGTTCAGGTAATCACCACAGGAGCCCCCGGTGCAACGGACGATGTTGACATGGGTGGATTTGCAATTACAGATCTACTAGATCCAGTTAGTGCACAAGATGCTGCAACAATGAATTACGTAGATTCGCTAGCTTCATCCGCAGTTCTCGATCTTGTATATCTACGCCTCGATGGAACAAATGTACCAACGGCAGATCTTGATATGGGTACAAATAATTTGACAAACTTAGCAGTTCAAGCATATCCACTTGCCAATGCAAACACTGCAGCATCAATTACATATGTAAATGGTCTTGCAACTGCAGTTGGAGCGCCTGGTAGTGGTGGGTTTGCATCAATTTCGACATCGGGCACTCCTTCCCACAAACCAGGTGACATGTATATCAATACGGGAACAGGAAGAATTTGGATTGCGGTTACAACAGCAACAAGTTTACCATCGTTTTTTGGATCAGATGGAAGTGACGCAAACTGGAAACAAGTGTTCCCAGCGTTGTATTCGTAAACTAGTTGACAGCTGGGGGAGTATTGATGTATGTTCAAGGGCTTAAAGGATAAAGAATACAATGACGATTTCACCGATCATGTTCTACAAACGTCCCAACAGTGGGGATACCTTTAAGCAATCGTCCGTATTGTTTGGTAACCAGATACTAAAAAAGACCCTTGCACCTGGACTGGCTTTATCCGAGCTAATGGTCTATCTCAAAACGACCGAGACGTGTCAACTAAATTGTTCTCATTGTTTTACCAGTGGCATTAATGGTAAAAAGATTTACTTCAATCCCGAAAAAACAATTGATTGGTTTCACCGTCTTCATGACGTTTCCCCAAAGCTTAATGGTGGTAGCATTGCATTTCACGGCGGTGAGCCTATGCTTGCCCCAATCGCAGATATGCGCAGGACGTGGAAAGAGTGTAAAAACCTGTGGCCCAATGTGTGGTGGACAACTACCACGAATCTCGTGTATAACATGGATGAAGAGAAGCGAGACTTCTTTAAAGAATGTTTTAAAGAAGGTGTTTCAACATCGTGGGACAAAGGCATTCGCTTTGCAAACCAAAAGCAAGAAGATTTGTGGTTGAAAAACGTTCGCCTGCTTCAAGACGATGGACACAAGATCACGCTAATGATTAGTTTATCAAGATCCGTATTAGATGTTCCCGTTGAAGATTTTTTGAAGTGGGTGATTGATCTTGGCGTTCCATATTTGCACCTTGAACGTATTACACCAAATGGTAACGCTATATTGAACAAAGAGATTATGCCGTCGAACACAGAGCTCAATGAATGGTTTGTTAAGTTGTGGGCAGCGAGTATTAAACTTGAAACACACAAGCATTTTATGAACTTGTTTCTGAATGGTATCGTTTCAAGTTTTGTAAGTGCAACACACTCAGGCTGCCGTTGCCGCAGTTGTGAGAAAAAGATCTTTACGCTGAACGCGGATGGAACAATTGGTGGATGTCCAAACTCAGCTGTAAATAATACGTTTGGTACAATGGACGACGATATTATAGACTTGCTGAGCAGCGGTGGACGATTGGAAAATATCATGTGTGAGACCCAACGCAATCCAGTATGTTACACGTGTGAAGTATATGATGTTTGCAATGGTGATTGTCACCAGCTTGCGTGGGAAGGTGACATCTGTGCAAGTCCAAAGTCGTTTATGAAGCAACTAAAACGTGATAACGATCTTACGTTTTATAGAGAATTTTTGAATGAGTATCAGGGAGCAGAGTAATGACAACTAGCAACACACTAATAACAAAAGAGGATACCCCTCCAGGTATCCTCGCACAATTTCAAACTCAAGTTACGGACGTTGTTAACGGCTTGAGCAAGTGGAACATTGGTGGAACAAACGAATTCCTTTATAACGCCCCAGTTCTTAGCTTCGCCATTGATTCAACAAACTTTGGTGGATCTGCACCGCTGAAAGCCGGTTCAACAGTTTCCACTGAACCAACTGCTTCTGCTCTCTCTGACGTCAAAGTAAGTGCCGAAGACGCCGTGTTTGGTGTTGAAACAGTCCTACGTAACGCAGTTGTTGCTTTAAGCAACGCTCGCCAACACCGCTTGCGCAAATATTATTATAACGCCGTGTACACTTTAATTCTACATGCGGACTACGGTGTTCAAATGGGACATCTTACAGACACTTATCGTATTGCACTTGGTTCTGTTCCAACATCACCGGCGCCAAACGTTCAACTGAATTCACCTGTAAGCGCTTCTACGTTGGATGCTTATGTCACAACGTTGGACGGCATACTAACAGCGCATCGTGCCAATACCGTAGATTTCAACGAATACTGGTGCCACTCAGCGTGCCATTCAAGCCACTCTTCAAGAAACAGGAGATAAACATAGATGGATACCCATATCACAGAGGTCACAAAGACCCACAAGCTTCCTCTTTCATTTGATGAAATGAAGGAGTTTATTATTGATCCTTTAACCCCGCTGGTCATTGACTACAAAAATAGCCAGCTAAAAGACAGAGCTTTGATGGTGTACTGCACAAACGTTAGCATGCAAACTGTTGATGTTGATTTTGCCAACTGTACCACAGAAGAAAAGTTTGGAATGATTGATGCATATATATCACACAAATCTACGTTCAAGATCCAGCGAATGATACAGTGCGTTGTTCGATTGCTCATGTATGCAAAGGGAATACAGCTTGCAGATGAGCTTAAAAATCTGCTGCCGTTTGGAGTAGAATCGCTTACAGACGACGAGATTAAACAGTACTGTGAAAATGATCAGCGTCGTACCAATTTGATTCACTTGTTGCATGTTCTTGACAGCATTCCTTTGTATATGCTGACAACAAACACATCATTTGAACAGACGTATGGTAAGCCTGTAGATGTGTTTGAAACAATCGATGACATCAATTACACCGGATACACATTTGTGAACTTGCTTGAGCATCCAGTCTTTTTGCTACAATACTATACCGTACCATTTTCAGGACAACGTCGTTACTTCAAACAACAATTTGAAGAGTCGCTTTATGGGGGTAAGATTTTGTATTCATTCTTCGTAAATAATGAGAACAACTATTTATTGGCATTGTTTGATGCGATTTTTTCTGGTAAACTTACACCAGAGTTCTTCAACGAGTTAAATCAAGCTGCACTAAAAGAG